AGCTTCTTCTCCACTTCCGTAGGCAGGATCACATCCAATTGCATAATGGCCGGTGGCATCCGCCTCCTCCCATACTTTGAGCTCCGAGCGCGGGTTGCGCATGGCGATGACCGTGGTGTCGCGCCAGGTATCGCCCATCTGGTACTTGAACGGCATGAACTTGACGTTGCGGCCGTTCTTGGCGGCTTCTGTCAGATGCAAGGAGGAGAAGAACTGCGTGCCTGTGGCCACGAAGGCATCGTCCTCCAGCCACGGGAACATCTCGTCCATCTTGTTCTGGTCGCCGCTGTTTTCTGTATCCAGTTTCCAGCGGTACCAGGCGATCTGGTTGTGGTTGACGGTAACGCCGTGGCGCTTGTAGACTTCGTTGACGCGGCGGCGCTCCAGCATGGTCAGCTGCGACTGGTGGCCCTTGGGCATGAACAACAGGAACCGCTCGTCCTCGTCATGGAAGGCATAGTCGTCATGCCGCCACCAGCCGACGAAGATGCAGCAGATTGTTGGGTCGTCCTTACCCTCGCGCCACCGTTCCTCCCAGAAATTAAACCCATTCGCTGTCGTTTCCTCGATCTTCAGGCGGTGCGGATAATGTGTGCTCATTGTAGCCGAGAGTTCGTTCAGGTCGTCTGGCGAGCCCCAGAAGGCTACCTCCGTGGCATGGATAAAGTTATTCGCCGACGAGCGGCCAAGGCCGCCCTTGGCTTTCTCTTTGATCCCCGCAACCAGGTACTGGAGAAGACTGCCATTCTTGAGCACGATCATGTCGCGGTTCTCGGCGTCCCACTTGATCTTGTGGGTCTTCGGCAGGCCGGTGAAGAAGATCTTGATCGTGTTCCTGAACAAGGCCTTGGCCTGGTCGGTATGGGTGACGAAGGCGCCCAGGAGGCCGTCGTGTTCAAAGGCCCAAAATAAGTCCAATGCTATAAAGAAGGTCGTCATACCCAACTGCCTGGCCTTCAGGATCAGGAACGTCGTAACGCCTTTATCGGTCGCGGCGCAGATCTGATCGAGCACGAATGTCTGCGTGCCCAACAGCTGCATCGGCACCATGCCGTAATCCTTGGTCTGGATGCGCAGGCGGGAGCAAAAGTCGAGGAAGCGCTCGCGCGGGAAGGGAGCGACCGGCAGCGGTGGTCCGCGCCGGTTCATTGCTCGTCGTCTTCCATCTCATGGCAGTACTGCTCGCAGGCGGTCTGGATTATCTCCGCCAGCTCCTGCACGTCGGCATTATCCGAGAACTTCACGTCGTCGAGGAAGTGGCGGGCCAGCTCCACGCACATCGGGTCAACCGGCTTGGTCATTCTTGATGCTCCGCATCATGCATCTTCCGCCTCCCGCATTGCCTTGTAGACCAGGCCGATGGTCAAGAACAACTGGCGCTCGTTCTTAATGTCGAAGGAGATGCTGATGCCGGATTCACGCGCCGGCCAGTGCAGGCGGGCCAGCCGCATGAACTCGGCGATGCCGGCGTCGACCACATGCTTGGGCGGCAGCAGCACCGGCTCCGGCTCGCCGGGCGCGGCCTGGGTTGCCTCCTCCTCGGCATCGGGAATGAGCAACGGGCCCTTACGCATATCACTTCACCGTGGTGACGCCGATATGGACCCCGGCCAGCAGGTTGAGCAGCGGGATGATGACATAGAAGATGACGATGGCCACCGCCACGATCGTTATCACGACATTGATGGCCTTGGCGTAGATCGCCTCCATCGGCACCAGCGCGATGAGCTGGCGCGCGGCCCAGACGATGAAGCCGGCGATCACGAGCGCGATGATGACCTGAACCAGGAGCGGCAGCATGGGCACATGCTATCCCCGTAAGGGCGCCACTACAAGCCGGTAGCAAAATACCTAGCATCGAACGGCGGCTTGCTCATCTTGATGCGCTCGACCGAGATGCGGCCAGAGGCCACCAGCTCGCCGACGGCGTCCTTCAATTCCATCATCATCTGGTAATAGTCGTAGGGGCGGTGCGACAGGTGCTCGAACGGCGGGCCGCGGTAGAAGCAGATGCGGCTTCCGGCGGGCAGGCTGCGCAACTGGGCGATGGTGTATTCCATCCGGTCACCCGGCCAGCTTCTCCAGCGCCTTGGCGATGCGCTGCAAGGCGCTCAGCACCTCGACCAGCACATTGAAGATCAGCGCCAGCTCATCGGGCGGCTCGCCCACCGGCTCGGTCATTGCGCCAATTCCCAATCGGTGGCCAGTAGATCAGACTGCGAGCACAGCCACGGCACCACGTCGCCCTGCGCCGTCTTCATGTCGACATGGGCGTGATAGTCAATCTCCTTGCCAACCAGTTCCGGGCAGGCCTTGCCCATCGGCTTGTCGGCCGCCACCACGAAGGTCGAGCCCGGCACCAGGAACAGATACATGCCCTTGCCGTTCCAGCCTGAACGGCGAACGCGCGCACCGTTAGTCAACGACTTAACCGCCCACCCAATGCTGTTCATCGTGCCTTTGGTATCGCTCATTTGCTCTCTCCGTTCTTTCAAGCACGAAGCAAGCAATATGCCTGCCTGTTCCTTTTCCTATGGAGCCGTCTTCTACCGCCAGCCAGCGCACGTCGCCGAGATTCCTCACTTGCGTGCCCATGGCTCGCAACAGCATCAGCACCCACTTATCGACCGGATAGACCAGGACCACGCGCTTGCCCTTCTGCTGCTCAATGATAGCCTTACGCACCCAAGCAGTCGGCCCTTTTTTCCTGCCCTTATGGATAATTGATCCGAAGGGCGGGTTGACATAGTTCGATTGACCCCATTCACACGTCAAGCCGTCAAAGCCTGCCGGCAAGGGATGCGGGCACGGATCGAAGTCGAATCCAAACTCAGCGTCGAGATGGGCGTACAATTCGGGCGGCGTTATCCAATAGTGCTTGCCATCATGTCCATTACCGACATGAAACTTGTTCTCATCCGGCACCAGCTTAGACTGGTGCGGCGGGTGGGTTTCCTGGAACAGATCGCTCATGTCGTGCTCCAGAGCTTGTGCAGGTGCGGCCACTTCTCCAGGCTACCCTGGTCCTTGAGGTTAGCACATTCGATCAGCCGCAGCGCGTTGGTGACGGTCGCATTGTGCCAGCCGAACTTGTTGAACCGGTACTCGAGGAAGCAATCGCCCTCACCCATCTTCACTTCCTCCAGGGTCTTCGGCCGCTCGAGCAGGTGGAACAGATAGGCTAGTTCCTCGGCCTCTCTGCCGAACTTGCGAGCAACGTCGGCGCGGTTGGAGTCGGTGGCCTCGAGCAGCACCTTGGCGAAGGCATTGGTGCCGTAGATCGAGTGCAGCCCGGCGGAGACTATTATCGAATGGTTGACCGTTGTAAGGCTGACCAACTTATCCTCCAATAGCTGATGGCAGCGCATCAGATGGTCGTGCAATGATCCGGTGGAATGATTGATCGCCAGCGCACCGCGCTCGCGCAGCCAGTCCGACTGATGCTCGAACGCCTGCGATCGCCGCGGCCGCACCTTGTACATCAATGTCGTTCTCAGCTCGGTGCACTTCCTGCTCACCGCCCTGGCCGCATGCAGCATGTTGGACGGCAGTATCACCACTCTATTTGCTCGCGGCAGATACGACCAATAGGTCTTGCCATCCGTGCACACGGTCTCGCCGGCCCAGTCCAGCGGCCACGCATTGTTGCCTGATGCGTCCGCATCACCGCAGATGTAGATGATGACGGTCAGATCGCCGTCGCGGTCGCTGTCGGTATGAAAATATCCATCGGTGCCGTAGGTGTAGCCGTTGACGTAGCAACGCACCAGCTTCATGCTGGCAATGTCAAAGCCATATCCTCCTGTTCTTTTGCCGGAACTATCGCGCAGAAAATTCCAGCCAGCAAACAAACCAGGATCATGCCCCTGCAGGCGTAACATTTGCAACTGGTCGCTTATGTCGGCCAGATTATAGGTGGAGTCGTGCAACGGCTTCCACGACCAGTGGCCATGCGGGTCGGTATTGCGGTTGGACTTGGAGCCGTAGGTCATCGGCGCCGCGCGCACGCTCGAGCGCAGCCGCTGGTACAGCTCGGGCGGGAAGAAGTTGTCCAACAAGATTGGATTCATCGGAAATGCTCGGCGCAGACGCGCACGCGCCGCGCATTGGCCGCCACCCAATCGAACGCCGGATCGACCGGGGTGACGATGAGAGCGTCGGCCTTGCCGTCGCTTTCGCCGTAGCCGAGCACGTAATGGGTGAGGCCGGCAATCATGATCCTGGTGCCGAGCGGAAACTCCGCCGCCAGCGCCCGGATGGCCGGCGGCCGGCTGGCGATCCATTCCTGATAGGTGGTCATGGGGACTGCTTTCCTTTCGAGAAAGGCCCCGGCGTTGGCTCCTGGGTTAAACAAGATACGGCGCGCCCAGGAACCTTGGGACCCGACCCGCCGGGGGAGCCGGGCGAAAGGGCGCCGCCGTCATGGTCTAATCTTCTGACCCCCTCCTGACAACCTCGTAGGCGTTGTCGCGGCTGCCGCCACCGGGGAAGTTGCTGATCCTCCAGTCGGTCTCCGCCAACAGGCCGTTGATCTGCTCGATATGCGAGCGCACGGTGTAGCGCGACAGCGCCAGCCGCTCGGCCAGCACCGCGGTCGACACCCCGCCCTCCCCCGCCGCCTTGATAATGTCGAATATCTCCGCCCGCCGGGGCGACATATAGATGCCGAGGCGCACGCCGCGGATGGGCTGGTGGCAGTACGGACAGGTGGCGAGCTTGGTCATGCTGTAAAGCGGTGGCCGAGGAAGAGACGCCTGCTGACACTCATTCGTGGGTGGTCTATCACCTCAAGGGAGCGCCGGCCAAGCTGGTTGGTATTGTCTGGAACCAGCCGGACATACGGGGTGCTCATCCAGGCTATCCGCCAGGCGGCGCAACTGCCGCGCCAGCGCCACGTTCCTGGCCCCCTGCGCGGTCTCGTACAGGAACACCTGCACCTTCCTGATGGTCAGCAGGTCCACGGCCTGCTCCAACTGCCGCATTTCGTCCTGCGCCTGCAAATCCGTCACCACATCTCGGCAGACAGCACACTGGCAGTCCTCGCTCGGATTGCCTGCAACGCGCTCTTCGTAAGGCCAACCAAACATTGATCGAACCCGTTGGGCACTCTCCAAAATGCGCCGTTGAAACAGATCGCTCATGCTCCCGAGCCGTCACCGAACGTTTCACGTGCCCGCAACAACTGACCCTCAAGCTCTACCAGCAAATCCTCGATCGTGTCGCCGTGGCCAGTCGCATAGCCGCGCTTGCCCATCCAAGCTGCTATGGCTTCGCGGCCATCCAAGCGCAGTCGCTCGACCTCGGCTCGCAACGCGGTTACCTCGGCTCGCAACACGGTTTCACGGGAAACAACCCCCATGGCCCACTCTCTATATGCGTGAGACCAGCGGCAACCCACGAACCGTACGCAAACCCGTGGATGGACCGCCACATGAGCCAAGGGGAACCACCCCCTCGCCCAACGCCCAAAACACCGCTGGCCTCACCCCACATCCAAAACCATCTAGTCACCCCTGTCCAGCCCCAATCCACCGCAGTCCACCACACCAATACTAGCCGAATACTATAATCCCACACCCAACCCCTGTGAATTAGCCCTCCCAGACACACCCCTCACCAAAAGCACCCGCTTCACTGCCCAGCGCAACTACCAGTCACATGTGCCACAAGCACACCCAGTGCCACAATCTCAGCAGGAATTTTTGGGGCACGGGACTAACCGGGCGGCCTTCATCTCCCTCGGTGGACCCATTGGCGCGCCGTCCCTCGCGCGCCCCAGGGGCCACCCCGGGGGGTCCCTCCCCTGCCTCACCTGTTACCCCAGCGTTACCCACGCTCGAGGACCAAGTCTGAGGGACCAATCATATCAAGGAGTTAGCCTCACTGCGGCAGTGACTGAGGATCACAGGATCAGGGGGAGAAAGCAGCACAACCGAGCCAGAGGAAAGGCCCTTGGGGCCTGCTGCGGAGGCGTTCTTATCCTCCACCGTTGTCTCGCCGGGTTACCTACCGACACTCTTGCTGGTGCTGATCGCCGTCCGGGCTCGCCGGAGCTTAGCTCCGACGGACCCGTTCGGCTTTGCTGGGAGGGAGGGGCCGCGCGAGGGAAGCTAGCACGGGTTTTGATTGATTCGGCGAATACTTGCGTTAAACTTGTTGTGGATAGCGGGTTGCGGTGTAAGTCTTTGGGGGTTGACAACTAATACGCCATGATCAAGCACAAGCATATTTATGTCATTGGCAGCAGTCCGGGCACGATCAAGGTCGGGGTTGCGACCAATGTGAAGGCTAGACTTCGCGCATTACAGACCGGATCGCCGGTTAAGCTCAAGGTTTTCCATGCCGTTCGCGTGCCTGCTGAGCGGGCGTTTATCATCGAATGGGCGGTGCATCAGCGCTTGGCCAAGTATGAGCTGCAGGGTGAATGGTTTCACTTCAGTGCGGCGCAAGCTGTTGTGATCA